TGCCGTTGGAGATACAGAAACAAGAGCCGAGCTTGACCCAGGAATTGCTCAAGCTCTTGTCGATCTCACCAGCAGGGGAGACAGCGCCATCCGCCAACTCAACACCTGTGTTGACCAATACAACCAAATGAGGAACTTTAAATGAAACTGTCCCCCTCTTTCACCCTAGAAGAATTGACCCACACAGATCATAGGGAGTTTGACAATACCCCCAACGACGCTGAACTAGCAAACTTGGTTCGATTGGCTGAGTTTTTAGAACAGGTGAAAGTTCTTGTAGGCGGTAAACCTGTTGTGGTCAACTCAGCATTTAGGTCAGCAGAGGTTAATAGGGCGGTTGGCAGCTCAGACAAATCTCAACACCGGAAAGGCTGTGCTGCTGACATTCGAGTAATTGGTATGACACCAGATGAGGTGGTTTCAAAAATCATAGAATCTGATATAGAATATGACCAAGTGATCCGTGAATTTGACCGCTGGACCCATGTTTCCATTCCCAATAGCGAGGGTGTGACAGCTCGTCAACAGGCGCTAATCATTGACAAGCAAGGCACACGCGCTTACGCGTAAGGACAGACCATGCCTCAGGCAATGACATTTACATCCCTCAAAGATGACGTTCGCAGTTATCTGGAGAGGGGTGCTTCAGCGGCAACAGACCCCCTTGTCTATGCCCAAATTCCCAAACTCATCAACCTTGCTGAACGCCGTATTGCGCGTGATTTAAAGATACAGGGCTTTCAAACCGTTGTCACCTCAACCATGCAGGCAAGTGTGGCAGTGGTGCCCAAACCCGACCGCTGGCGCGAAACAATTTCTATCAACATAGGCACCGGCACAACCAACAATGTGCGGACAGAGGTGTTTGGCAGATCGTATGAGTATTGTAGAGCTTACTGGCCTAATCAAACAGAAACAGAAACCCCCGTTTTTTACGCAGATTATGACTACAAGCATTGGCTCTTTTCGCCTACGCCTAACTTTGCCTACCCCATGGAAATTGTCTACTACGAATTGCCTGCCTTGCTTGATGACAGCACACAGACAAATTGGTTGACAGAATACGCTCCTAACCTGTTGCTATACGGCACCTTGCTTGAAGCCACCCCATACTTAAAGAACGACGAACGCATCCCCACATGGATGAATTTCTATCAAATGGCAGCATCCTCCATTAGTCAAGAAGATGATAAGAAAATCATTGACCGTGGTAGTGCAAGACAAGAGGCATAACAATGACTGTTTACACCAACATTTTTGGCGGGAGCAATATTGCACCAGCTGATTTTTCTTACTCAGCCGTCACCCTAACTGACGCCATCACCTATTTTAGTTGGCCTGTTGAAGCATCAACAGGTACCAACTTGGTTGCTGGTATCATGGATGTGTCTCAAAGTTCTGCAAGCCGTCAACTCCGCTTGCCCTCCGCCATGGAGGTGTCCACAGGCACAGCCATTTTGTTCAACAACACAGGTGCCTACACCTACACAGTAAACGATTCCACAGGCACGCAGTTGTTGAGTAGCACAGTGGGCACTACCTACCAATTGTATTTGACGGACAACTCAACACCTCAAGGCACATGGCGTGCATTCCAATACGGTGCTGCTGTATCTACTGCAAACGCCGCCTCCCTTGCAGGTACAGGCATTGTGGCACTTGGCTCAGTGTTGTCGCAGTCGATGCCAGTTATCAGTTTTTCAACCAACATTGCTATTACCACAACTTCAAGGGCAGATACGTATTTGTGGACAGGCGGTATTGGCACATTGACTCTGCCTCTTGCCTCAACCGCTGCTGACAACTGGTTTGTGCAGGTTAAGAATGCAGGCACAGGCACCTTGACCATTACCCCTGTTGGTGCCAACACCATCGACCTTGCCTCAACCCTAGTACTACAACCCCTTGACTCTGCCATCGTCTTGACCAACGGCATCGACTACTACTCATTGGGGTACGGGCAATCTGCGCTTTTTGCTTTTGATTATGTGACTGTAAACGTGGCTGGAACAGGCAACTACACCTTGTCTGGCTCAGAATTAAACCGTGTTGCCTACAACTTCACTGGTGCATTAACTGGCAACCGCAACGTCATTGTGCCCAACACTATTCAGCAGTATTGGGTAACAAACAACACAACAGGTGCCTTTACTCTTACTCTTAAAACCGCGTCCTTGTCTGGACAAATTATTAACGCTGGTTCATCATCCATTTTGTACAGCAACGGTTCACAGGTAGTGGATGCAGACACAGGTGGTATTTCGTTGCCGTTGCCTATTACGCAGGGTGGTACGGGTGCAGTAACTGCTGCTGCCGCTGTTGTCAACCTTGGCCTCAACCCCCTGGATGGTGGAAGTTTCTAATGGCAACAAGTCCTGTAGTCATCAAGTCACTTGCCGGTATCAAACGGGATGGGACCCGGTTTGATGGTGATTATTATGTTGATGGGCAATGGGTTCGGTTTCAACGCGGGTTGCCAAGAAAAATATTTGGCTACCAAAATGTGACTGACTATTTGGCTGAAGTTTGTAGGGGCTTGAAGACATTTACTGAAAACGGTATCACCTATGTGCATGTGGGAAGTGCCTCTTACATCCAGCTACTCACATTGAATGAGGTGGCAAGTGCAAGTGCAGTACAAGACAGAACACCCCTCGCCCTTACTCAAAACGTCAACAACCTGTGGCAATTTGATGTTCTGTATGACGCTATCAGTTTGGTGCCAAGCAACAAAATTGTTGCTCAAGTAGCCCCCAACGCAGGTTCTTTGTCCAATACCACAGATGCACAGCTTTTCTACGGTGACCTGCGCACCACTGACAGGCTAACCCAACTCACCTTGCCGTCAGGAGTAGATGGGTCGGGAGGCGTTTGTGTACTACACCCATACTTGACTATTTTTGGAAAAGATGGCTCAATTGGCTGGTCAGTGCCGGGCAACCCAGCCGATCTTACCGGCACAGGGTCAGGAAATGCTCGTATTGCGGCACAAAAGCTGGTACGTGGGTTACCCCTAAGGGGCGGTCCAGGAAATGCCCCAGCGGGCCTCTACTGGTCGCTAGACGCTGTGGTTAGAGCATCATATGTGGGCGGCACACAGATATTCCAGTTTGACACTATCAGTTCGAACAGTTCCATTCTGTCCGCTGCCTCTGTCATTGAGCATGACGGTGTTTACTACTGGTGTGGTACTGACCGCTTTATTTTCTTCAACGGCGTTGTCCGTGACCTGCCCAACAACCTAAACATCAACTGGTTCTTTGACGGCCTTAATCGTGAAGCAGCACAGCGAGTGTTTGCTTTTAAAGTGCCTCGCTTTGGTGAAATCTGGTGGTGTTACCCAAGAGGCACAGCAACGGAATGCACACATGCTGTTATCTACAATGTGCGTGAAAACATCTGGTATGACACAGAGTTGCCTAATGATGGGCGGTCAGCAGGGGAGTTTGCAACCACTTTTGGCGCACCTTTTTTGACGGGTGTCCAACTCAACACCTCACGCATTGCACCTGGCATCAGAACCACACAAACAGGCCTCATTCGCACCACACAAGATGGGAATGTCCGTATCACATGGGCTGGTAACAGCTACAAGTTGTGGCGGCATGAGGTGGGGGTGAACGAGGTGGACATTAGTGAGATTAACGCTGTTGAGTCATTTTTTGAAACAGCAGATTTGAGTGCACTGGTTACACAAAACCACGAAAAATCACTGCGTTGCACCATGATTGAACCAGACTTTGTGCAGGTGGGCGATATGTCAGTTGCCATTCACGGGCGGGCGAATGCAAGGTCGGTGGAGGTGGAAACAGAGCCGCATGTGTTTCCAGACAACGCAACTACACCGTATGAGCAGGTGGTGTTCTTTAAAGACATTAGGCGTGAAATGCGGTTCCGGTTCACCTCCAACACCATCAATGGTGATTATCAGATGGGACAAGTAATTGCGCATTTGGAAGAGGCAGACGGCACTGTACTTGGGGGTGTCACTTGATCACCTTACCCGTTATAATCGAATTGCGGGATTGGGCAGATCAATTGGCATTGGACTTGGCAGAATACGCGCCTATTCCACGACTTGATGATGAGAGTGAATGGCAGGAGTGGGGAGTGGCGTTTTGTGCCCTTTCAGGTATTAGTCAAAAAAACCCACCTAACCCACTAGCTTTTGATGATTGGCGTGAATGGGCAAGTCGGTTTGTGCAAGCAGTTTCATAAGGTGGATGTATGCAAGTAGATAGTAAGCAGCAGATGCTTGAGGTGGGGCAAATATTGGAAGCTGAGTCACAACAAGGTGGTGAACAGGTGCCTTTGGAACTGTCCAAAGCAGCTTTTGCTAAACTTGCCGCAATGCCTGACAACACACTTTTGCGTTATGGCAACACTATTTTTATTTGCATGACAGCACCGCGGGACACAAGCATTGCTAAAGTAGTGGTTATCAATGCAGATACAGCACCCAATGTGGCAACTAGTTTTATGCAACTGTTTGACAATGCAATGAAAAAAGGTTGGATGCAATTGCAAATCACAACCGATGACCCAACCATTTTGTCTGCCTTGCAAAGTCTAGAACAAAAGTACACCATCAAAATGACAGAAGGCATAGAGGGCACAACAGTTGTGGGTGTGCAACTCGGGGCCTCACAACCCGCTTTGGGATTAGGAGCACAGTATGGGATGGCTTAAGAGTTTTGTTAGAAACCCAGTTGGCACTGTTTTAAATACAGCCAAGGAAGTGGTTACAGATCCTGGCAAAGTCATCAACGACATTGGCAAAACAATAGACCAGTCTATTATTAAACCTATTGAAAATGACCCACTAACTTTTATTGTGGCAGCGGTCGCGTACTCCTACGGCATACCGGGGCTAGAGTTTGCAGGAGCGGGCTCAGCAGCATCTGTGGGTTTTGCAACTACGGGGTCAAGGTTGGCACAGGGGGATGAGTTTGACCAAGCGGTAAAGAAAGGTGTCATTGCCGCCGCTGCCACTGCGACAGTGAATTACGGAAAAGATTACTACAACCAGAACTTTGGTTCAGGCGCACCTGTACCACCTGATGCTAGACCAGACCGTTTTGCAGATACTAGCAGCGTCAATTTTGAAAAAGCACCTGTTGAGGTTTCTGTTGACCCTGCGGCAGCGCTGTCAACAAAGCCTGTAAACGTTGATTTAAGTGGTACTGATTTACCTGCATCTGACTTTTCACCTTTGAGAGGTGATGCAAGTCGTGTTAACGTAGATACTAGCAACCTTAATCTTGATGCAGACTTAAAGTTAGATTTAGCAACTGCAGATAGATTCCCTGACCCATCTAAAGTAAACACTGCTGCACCTACAGTAAGCAGTAACATTAGGCAAGATGGAAGCAAGGCGTTGTACGAATCAGCTTTGAATGACCCAAGCATAAATGCTGCAGAGCCTCCATATGTCCCAGGATCGGGGAATCAAGCATCAACTACAGTTGCTGATAGATTTGTGCAGGACCCCAACTACCCCGGTGTGAGGGTTAAAGTAGAGGGTACCCCCGGTTTACCCGAAGTCGTGGATTTGAGTAGAGCCGCCACACCTGATACTGGTGCGTTGTCATTAAGAGGTGTAGGCGACACAATGCTTGCTGCTGGTGACAATGCGTGGAGTTTGGCAAAAGCATACCCAAAAACCACAGCGGGTGGTTTGTACCTTGCAAGTCAAATGGGTGGTGATAAGCCACAACAAGATGACCAACCTACAGGAACTCCTAGTGAGCAAATTGGTGACCCTCGTTTCTACATGAGTTTGCCTCAGTTGCGAATGAAACGGGATTACCAAGAGTATGCGGGTGACTATGGTAAGTATGGGCAAGAGACAGGCACACACAGATTCTTCACCGATCCTGTCTACGAACCCATTGACTACGCGGCAAAAGATGGCGGGTATGTGCGGATGGAGGAAGGTGGGTATATGGGTGGAGGCGGTTTGTCACCTCAAATTGGTGCTCCTATGCCTCAACCTATGCAACAACAGCAGATGCCGCAGATGCAACAAGCACCCATGCCACAAATGCCACCCATGCAACAGCAGC